TTAACTACATCTTTAAATAGTGTAACTACAATAGCAAATGCAAATGTAGATTTAACAGGTCAATCATTAACTACTTCTTTAAATAGTGTAACTGTACTAACATTTACAAATGTAAGTGTTACTGGACAATCATTAACTACATCTTTAAATGGTGTAAATGTTGATGCAATTACAAGTGTAGATGTTACAGGACAATCCTTAAATGTTTCTTTAAATGAAGCAACTGTAACAGGTTCTGGTGTTGTATCTTTAACAGGTCAATCCCTAACTGCTTCTTTAAATAGTGTAACTGTAGCAATAGGTCAAAATGTAAATGTTACCGGTCAATCATTAACAGGGTCTTTAAATGGTGTTTCTGTAATAGGTTCTGTTACTGTTTCTGTAACAGGAAATACGTTGACTATTCAGTTAAATAGTGTAAATCCTCAAGTCTGGACAATAATTGATACCGGAACTACTGTAAGTTATACAAATGTAAGTACAGGAACTACAGCAACCTGGACGAATGTTGACACGGCTGCTTAAATTATATAAAATAAACATAAGGAATTAATATGGCATCAAGTTATTCTACCGACCTCAAACTAGAGTTAATGGTAACTGGCGAAAACGCTGGTACATGGGGAGATATTACAAATACAAATTTAAATTTAGTACAACAAGCAATTGGTGGTTATCAAGAAGTAAGCATTGCAGGAGGAGCTCAAACTACAACTCTTGTAATGTCAAATGCAGCATTATCTAATGCAAGAAATGCAGTTATAAAATTAACAGGTGCAATTACAGGAAACCAAATTGTAACCGTTCCAGATGGAATTGAAAAAACATATATTATTGCTAATGGCACAACAGGTGCTTTTACAGTTCAATTTAAAACAGTATCAGGCACAGGTGTTACTTTTTCAGCAACAGATAAATCAACAAAACAATTCTTTGTAGACGGAACAAATGTTGTAGATACAGGATATGGAGATGTCACATTAACTGGAACACAAACATTAACAAATAAAACTTTAACTTCACCAAAAATTAATGAAATATTAGATACTAACGGAAATGAAGAAATAAAATTTACAACAACTGCATCAGCTGTTAATGAATTAACAGTTGCTAATGCTGCAACTGGAACTGATCCAGTAATTTCTGCAACTGGTGGTGACACTAACGTTGGAATTACATTAACGCCAAAAGGTTCACTTGGAAGAATTACAGCAAATGGTGAAACTAAAATATTTGGTGTATATGAAGGAGTAACAATTTCTACAACTTATGTAACTGCATTTACATATGATGTACTTACACAAGCTGTTTATTTTCAAAACGTTAATTTAGGTTCTAACTTTACAGTTAATTTTAGAGGAGATGGTTCTAATGCTTTAAATGCTGCTATGGCAGTAGGTGAATCTGTGACAGCTGCATTAATCACAAAACAAGCTAACACAACATTCTACAACACTTCTGTATTAACAGTTGATGGTACATCAACAAACGTTACAGTTGTTTGGCAAGGTGGCTCGGCTCCAACAGCTGGAAACGCTTCATCTAATGATGTCTACACTTACACAGCAATCAAAACAGCGGCATCAACATACACAATATTAGCGTCGCAAACTCAATTTAAATAGGAGTAGAAAGAATGCCTTTAAACTCGACACGCGGAGCAGCTTCAGCAAAAGCATTTGGTTTTACAGCCGGAGGTAATCCATTTATTGTTGCAACAGGGGGAACAGTGACAACAGACGGTGATTATAAAATACATACTTTTACCGGTAGTGATTCTTTTGTAGTATCAAAAGTAGGTAACCCAGCGGGTTCGACAACAGTAGACTATTTAGTAGTAGCAGGTGGTGGAGGTGGTGGAGGATCTCTAGGAGGAGGTGGTGGTGGAGCAGGAGGTTTTAGATTTTCATATCCAAATCCTGCAACAAGTGGCTTTCCAGTTTCAATACAAAGTTATCCAATTTCAGTAGGAGGAGGTGGTGGTATAACAGGTCCACAAGCATCAATGAGAGGCATCGATTCAATTTTTTCAACAATAACATCAACAGGCGGTGGAGGAGGTTTTGGATATACAGGAGGTTCTGGAGGGGGAGGGTCACATACCGAGCCTGGAGGATCAGGAAATACACCTCCAACAAGTCCATCACAAGGTAGTAATGGTGCAAATGCTGCAAGTGCAGGAGGAGGTGGAGGAGGTCATTCTCAAGCCGGTGTTGTTGGTGGACAAGCTCCTCCCGGCGATCAAAATGGTGGAGCTGGTGGTAATGGTACTTCAATATCTATATCTGGATCGTCTATTTTTTATGCAGGAGGAGGTGGAGGTGGAGGATTTTCACAAGGTGGATTAGGAGATGGTGGAACTGGAGGACAAGGTGGTGGAGGTAAAGGGGCAATAGGTGGACCTGGAAATAATTCTTCTACACCTGGAGTGGCTGGAACAATAAACACAGGTGGAGGTGGTGGAGGAGGATCTTATAGAGGAGATGGTAATACGGCTCCTGGAGCAGCGGGTGGATCGGGAATAGTTCTAATAAGATATAAATATAAATAATTTATGGCACATTTTGCAAAACTAGATATTAATAATGTTGTTTTTTCTGTGTTAGTTGTAGCAGATTCAAATACTACTAATGTAAATGGAATAGAAGAAGAAGATATAGGTATTAAATTTTTAGAAAAAATCACAGGTTGGCCTCTGTGGAAAAAAACATCTTATAATACTAGAGGTGGAAAATATTATAATCAAGATGGATTAGAAGGAGATCAATCAAAAGCATACAGAGGAAATTATGCTGGTATGGGTTTTATTTATGATCAAAATAATAATATTTTTATAGCTCAAAAACCATTTTCAAGTTGGAGTTTAAATATATCTACCGCTTCTTGGGAAGCCCCTATTTCTATACCAAATACTCAAACAAACGGCTTAAAAGATGAGTATAATTGGAATGAATCTTTACAATCTTGGGATAAAATAGTAAGACCTATTTAATAATAAAATTAAATATACTTAAAAATGTATAAGAAAGTACTGTCTGAAACAGGGATTTATTTTGATAAATTACCTACCATATCTCACGTAAATAATAATGAAATAAAAAATTCTATATTATACGATTTTTATAATTTTAAAATAACAGAAGATAATTTTTATAAAGATATAAAAATTAATATGCATCCACATATTACTTGGGTAATGGACTATATGAGGGATCGTGTAAAATTAAAATATGGATTTACATTAATCCCAATAAATTTTTATGCACAGATTCATAGTGAGAATGAAACTACATTAAAAAGAAATCATATTGATTTACCTAATACTAATAATTTATCAGATTTTACATATATGTATTTTGTAGAAGCTAGTGAAGAGGATGAACTTATAATTGAATGGGAAAATTATAAAAATAAAGAAAATTTTTTAAATATTCCTGTTAGGACTGGGGAATTTGTTATGTGGAATAGTAATTTGAATTATTATTTATTACCTAATCAAAAAAATTCATTTAGAATTATATTGTTATTTAACTGTAAAATTTTATGAATTTAAATAATTATTATTGGTGTTTTCCATCTGCATTGACTTCAAGATTTTGTGATGAAATTATTAAATATGGAACAATGCATAAAGATCAAATAGCTTTAACAGGGGGATTTAATAAAAAAAATCATAAAAAATTAAATAATGAAGAATTAAAAAATTTAAAAAAAAAGAGAGATTCTAATATAGTATGGCTTAATGATGCTTGGATATATAAAGAAATATACCCATATATTAAAGAAGCTAATAAACAAGCAGGTTGGAATTTTGATTGGGATAGTTCTGAACTTTGCCAATTTACTAAATATAGTCCAAATCAATACTATCACTGGCATTGCGATAGTCATTATATACCTTATGATAACCCAAATGATTTAAATTTCCATGGTAAAATTAGAAAACTATCTGTAAGTTGTTCATTATCCGATCCTAAAGATTATAAAGGTGGAGAATTAGAATTTGATTTTAGAAACACAGATCCAGAAAAAAAAAATATTATAAAATGTACTGAAATATTACCGAAAGGATCAATATGTGTTTTTCCAAGTTTTGTTTGGCATCGTGTTAAGCCTGTTATAAAAGGGACAAGATATAGTTTAGTAATATGGAATTTAGGTTATCCTCATAAATAGTTTACAAAATTTTTTATATATGATACGTAAAATAAAAAGTATGAATTTTAAAAAAGACAGGTTTATAGTTATAAAAAAAGCAATCTCTAATGAACTTGCTACTTTTGTCTATAATTATTTTTTAATGAAAAGACAAGTTGCAAAAACTTTATTTGAATCAAAATATATATCTCCATTTGAAACGATGTTTGGTGTTTGGAATGATGCACAGGTTCCTAATACTTATTCTCATTATGCAGATATAGTAATGGAAACATTATTATTAAAATTAAAACCAGTGATGGAAAAATACACTAAATTAAAATTAAATGAAAACTATTCTTATGCAAGAATTTATAAAAAAGGAGATATTTTAGAAAGACATAAAGATAGATTTAGTTGTGAAATTTCTACAACATTAAATCTAGGTGGAGATCCATGGCCAATTTTTCTTGAACCAAATTCTAAAAAAGGCGGACTTCAAAATAATAAATATACTTCAGAGAATACTAAAGGAATTAAAGTAGATTTAAAATCAGGAGATATGTTAGTTTACAGAGGAAATGAATTAGAACATTGGAGGGAATATTTTAATGGTGAAGAATGTTGTCAAGTATTTTTACATTATAATGATACAACAACTCAAGGTTCCATTGAAAATATTTTTGATAAAAGAAATCATCTAGGTCTTCCAAACTGGTTTAAAAAGATATGAAAAATCTTTGGTATTATTATTTAAATGCTTTAAATAAACAAGATATAATAAATTTAAATAAAATAATAGATAAAAATCATAATTCATCATTAGTAGATGTCAAAGCTACAAAAGCTAGTAAAGTATGTGAAGTAAAAATAGTACAATGGTTTTTAATTAAACACATTTTAGAAAAAATAGAATCTTTAATTTATAATACTAACAAACACATTTTTGGTTTTAATATACATCAAATTAATAATTTTGATTACGTAAATTGTAATACATATAATTCAAATCAAAAAGGACATTATGATTTACATATGGATTCAGAAAATGTTAATGAAAAAATTTATACTTCTAAATTAACATGTTTATTAAATATAAGTGAAAATAATTATAAAGGTGGTAATTTTATTATTTTTGATGGTAAAGAAAATATAATAACTGAATTTAATAATCCTGGAAGTCTGTTAATATTTCCATCTTTTATGTATCATGCAGTAAAACCAGTTACTAAAGGAATTAGAAAATCTTTGGCCATTTGGACCACAGGAAATCATTGGCAATAAATGAACTTGATAGAAGATAAAAATTTTCTAAAAATAGAACATATTAAATTTATAGAAAATACAATATTAAAATCTAATTTTCCTTTTTATTATCAAAACTATTCTGTTCCGGAGGATAATAATGAGATATTAACACATGTTGTAATAAAAGGACCTGAGTATAGAAAGCAGGATGAACCTTTTAGTGATTCTAATTATTTAAATATTTTTATTGATATTTTAAATACATTTTGTAAAAAAAATAATATTTTAGTAAACAAAATTTATAGAATAGGTGTTAATTTAACATTTAATAATGGAGTAAAAAAATGTCAAACACATATAGACCATGATTTTCCACATAAACAATTATTAATTTATTTAAATGATATTAAGGATAAAAATTCATATACTGTTTTAATAAATAAAAAAAAAATTAAAAAAATAAAACCTGTTAAGTATAAAGGTATTTGTTTTGATAATGTACCTCATTATCACTATTATCCAAAAAAAGGTGCAAGAATAGTAGCTGTATTTACTTTTAAATGAAAACTATAATTAACTACCTTAATTAATAAAACTATGTATAATAGCCCGTTATGCCTTTACAGAAGATACAATTTAAGCCTGGATTCAATAAACAACAAACTGCAACCGGAGCCGAAGGGCAATGGATTGATGGTGATAATGTTAGATTTAGATATGGAGAACCACAGAAAATAGGTGGTTGGCAACAATTAAATCAATATACATTAGCAGGTCCTGTTAGAGACCAGCATACGTGGACAGCATTAGACGGTAAAAAATACGCAGCTTTAGGATCTTCTAAAGTATTAGTTATTTACTATGAAGGTCAATTTTTTGATATTACACCTTTAGGAACAGCTTTAACTGGAGCAACTTATACTTCTACAACATCTTCTACAACTGTTACAATTAATTTAACAGCACATTCTTTAACTGCTGGTGATTATATAATATTTACAAGTGTTACAACTCCAGGAGCTCCTTCTACAAGTTTTACATCAGCAGATTTTACAACAAATACATTTCAAGTACTTTCAACACCAACAGCAAATACTTTTACAGTTACAATGGCAAGTGCTGAAACTGGAACAGGTGTGACTGCTGGAGGAACTTTAACAATGACTCCTTATGTATTTATTGGTCCTACATTTCAAACACCTGCTTATGGATGGGGAACTGGATTATTTGGTGGAGTAGTTATTCCAAGTGTAGCGACTACATTAAATGGAGCAATCAATAATTCTGTGACAACTATTACAGTTACTTCAGCTGCAGCATTTCCGGCATCTGGAAGAATAGATATTGATACTGAATTAATTACTTATACTGGAAAAACTGCAACCACTTTTACAGGATGTACAAGAGGTGCTAATG